CAACAAATACTCTTGCCTGTACTAGTTCAGGTGGATTGTTAGTTTCATCGCAAATGATTCTATAGTCAGTAATTCCTCTCTGACCTCTAACCTGTTCAAGAACAGTTGTTGCAGCAAGAGCAAATCTAGCTCTAGTTGTTGCATCATTGATTTCAAAGAGAATGCTTCTTGCAATTGGATTGATTACTTTTCTTAGATATATGAAAAGTCTAGAAACATTGATTCTTGAAAGAGTTGATGTATCTGATGCTCCAGTTTTATCACCAAAAAGAAGAGTTCCTTCTCCGGGGAAAGTTACTACTGGATTGATTCCAGCGTCAAAGAGAATATCTTGTTGTGAAATTGTTGGATTATCTAGCAATCTTACAACATTAAGAATTCTTCCTCTAACTCTGCCAGCAGGAGAGAACCAAGGATATGAATCTCTATCGCAACGAGTGATGCATCCTGCAACATCTGGAGTTAGATTTGTAAGAATAAGGTTAGATGCATCGAGATTCCCTTGACCAACACCATTCAAGTGATATTTTGACCCTGCAACATTTACATAAAATTCTGTGTTTGCGCCTGTAGCCTTTTGAGTATCTGTAACTGATCTAGCTACCACTCCTAAAACTGGAACATCACTTGCAGCTTTGCTATCCACTACGCTTGTTAAATTAGTTAAATCTGCATCGCCGGTATCTCCCATGAAAATGACATCAAATCCTATAGTTGGATCTGATAGAGATGATGTGTTGGAAATAGTATTTGAAACTGTTCCGGTTTGACCCACTAAACAACTAGATCCATATTGTAAGAAGTTATGCAATGCCCACCATTCTTTCATCCAGGCTTTTGTTACTCCTTGACCTTCCGCGGCTCCAACATTGATGAATCCTGCCGCGGTTACACCAATTAGTCCTTGAAGTGTTGCACCAGTAACGCCTTCTGAGATTAATGTTTTTTCTGCATAATTACGAAGTTTACCAAAAAGATCAGTTATTCCTTCTACGGTCATTAGACCGGATTGCTTTTCGCCTGTATTTCCCAAATCTGATACCATAGCTTTTCTAGAAACCATAGCACCAATTCCGGGACTTGTGGTTTCTCCGATGGGTGCCACCAATGATTCGTCTATTACTTTAATTGTTACATTTGGTCGTGCCATTTATATCTCCTTTAAATAGTATTGATTTAAAAGTATGTATATTTTTTTCAATCTTCAAACAAACCATTCACTTATACCATCTGTTCCTTTGTCGTTTACGAAAATTCTTTTTGGTATTTTAGATTTATCTACAATTATCCATACATCATCGTCATTTTTTGAGTCTTTATCGTCCATTTCATTACTAGAACCATCATTATAGAGTAATGGTAAAAGTTCAGATTCTATCTGTTCAATTTGACTCTGATACATCTCAAGACGGACATCTAAATTTGTAAGATTTTCAAAGAAATCTTGTCGGGTTGCCCATGCAAAAAGAACCAGACACATAACCAAGTCGTCATTATGTCCTTCGTCTGCTTCAAAACTTGTCCTTTTGGCAATAAAGGTGGTAAGTTCGTTTATGATGTCAATATCGCTGAACTGAAGTTTGTCCTGTTCGATGAGATTTTTAAGAACCGAACATCCTAATTTCTTTACCAGACTGCTGGTTTTGACCCCAAATTGCAGGTTTTTGGATCCACCAAATTCACTGATAATTTGGCCTTTTCTACCCAACATATTGACTTTTACAAGATTTTCATATTGTAAATCGGTATGTAGAACATCTGCCACTTGGGAACCGATGTCGTTAACTTCTACCAATATCCACGCATCGTTATATTTTTTGCCGACCGACCGTATAATTGACGGAAACACCAGAGGAGAAATAATATTATTTCTAAATTTAGCAACTACTTTGTATGGGGGTTTGGTGACATCTATAATTACAAACGCGCTATAGTCCTTTCCCTGTCCTCTGGCGGTATCTACAGTCATGAAGTAGACATGATCGTTGTTGCTGTCTTTTTGATCTTTCACTGGTTCTTCATAAATCCAGAATCCGTCTTTGTTTCTGATAAGGGGTGGGGAATATGTCAAGGTATGAAGTTTATGGGAGGCAACCAGAGTATCACTAGAACCGATGAAATCACATTCGAATTCTTGTTGAAATTGCTTCTCTGAGGTATTTTGAATTGTCTTCTTTCTCCACTCATCATCGCGGAGAGGTCCTCCCGGAAACTGTGGAGTCTCGTTCCATTTAATATCAATTGGAATATATTCGTTCTGCTTATTGATCGCACCCTTCCAAAACTGGTAAAACATGTTTAGACCGTTTGGGGTGGAAATGATGATAACCTGAGTTGTCTGCCCGGCAGTAACTGTTGGATAAACCGAACTAAAGAATTCATCTGCCACAGTTACGGGAACGTGTGCAAATTCGTCCAGAACGATGATGTTAAAAGAACCGCCACGAACTGCCGAAGAGGAGGTGGCCGCAGCAATAATCTTTGAACCATTTTCTAATGTGATCGAGTTCTTATTCCATTCCACAATACCCTGTTGCAACCACCAAGGCAGATGTTCATATGCCATTTTGATGCGTTCAAGAACTTCTCGTGCAGCAGTCTGCTTGTTTGCAAGAATGGCAATATTCATGTTCTGATTAAATAATACCTTGTTTAGAAGATATCCCGGTCCTACCGTAGTAGTCTTACCTGACTGCCGCGGTAGTTTACAAATCACATGTCGCTGATTTACAAGAGTCTCTAGAATTGTTTCCTGATAATCATATGGAATAAAAGGAATAACACCTCGGTCAAGAGAAACTACCTTAATATATGTCTTTGCAAAGTAAATAGGATCGTTCGCACACTTGATGTATTCTTTGACTTGTTCTTTTGAAAAGTCAACCTTTACACCAGTTGGTTTTAGATTCTTATTTCCTAGATAACCTTTTTTCTTATATCGACTGCTCGCCATCTTCATCGTCCTCATCATCAATCACTTCTGCTTCGGGTAAATCTTTATACTGACTTCTAGATTTATTAATTAAATTTTGAAGATCAGTAGTAGAACCAACATAGATTGATTGATTTGTTGTGTTCTTGATTGTGACATTTTCTTTTTCTGCGTCTTTTACTTTCTTGTGTATTTCTAGAAGATCTTTGTTCATTTCGGTTACTGTTTTGAGAAGCAATGAAGCAACTTCATATGCTCTTGGCGAATCTCCTGCTTCCGCAACACGCATTATTCCCTGCACCGCATCCATGCCAGTAGTAATCATCTCGGTGATGCTATCTCTAGCCTTTTCAAAGTCACCACTTAGCATTGCCTCTTTCTGCTCTTTTTTGATCTTGTCTAGATCTTTTTTACAGACAGGCAATTCTTTTGGTTTAGATGGATCATATTCTACATCTAACGCTTTTGATATTTTTTGATTTGCATCATTCATGGTACATATGTGACACTTCCTGTGTCAGCATCTCCTGTATATCCAGTGTCTGTAATAAATTCTTCTGTAACATAATTTTTAAAGTTAATATCAACTTCTTCAATTGGACCACTAGTAACTGTCTTGATTTTTCCAAACATATAAGTTTTTGCAGTAAATCCTAAAGTAGATATTACACTTCTTCTAGTAGCATACGTTCCTTCAAAATCTTCTGTGGTTTGAACACCATTGAGTTGGAATGGTACATCTACTTTTGTATTAAGTTCATTGAAGTTTATAGTAACGGTAAAATCTGGTGTAAAGTTAGGGATTATCTGTTCTACGATTTGAAAGTTATCATCTATAGTTCTAGTAAAAATATACACACCAAAATCAATATTATATGGAACTTCTGACCACATTGATGACATCGTGTTATCTTCATATTTTATAACTTTATTTAACTTATTAAGTTTTCTTGTTGGATCGTATATAATATTTGATATTTGAAATCCAATAACAGGAAGAGTAATTCCCAATTTAGTTCCAGAGCTAATACTGCTTGCTTCTGTTAATCTTCTTACAAACTTTTCTTTTGGGCCGTATGTAAGAGGAACTCTAATTTTCTCCACTAATGAATTAGAAGAATCAAATCTAGAGATGTATATCTCATTTAAAATAGATCCAAATGCAACTACTAATTTTTTAAGAGAACGATTATAATAACTGTCGTTTATTCCAAACATTAGTATGCTCCTTCAGAGAATGGATCCTTTTCAGTAAAATCAAATATAGAATCTTTCTCCTGTTTAAATGCAATTGCATCATTATCTCGATCTGGATCGTCTGTTTCTGGATTTCTTGCAACTACTATGGTAGATGTAGTAATTCCTGATATGTAATATTCGACTCCAGATGTTATTCCCTTAACACTCTGTCCTGTTTCAGTATTAAATGTTCCTGTTATATCTGCAACATACACATGATTATATGTTGTTCCGTTATAGTAATTAAATTCTATTATAGTTCCATGAGCAGTCGCATTTGCAAAAGTTGCAGTTGCTCCAGTAACACCGTAGACTTGAAATATTTTTTCTCCAGTGTAAAAATCGTAACTTGCTCCAAATGCAGTTGCTCCTAGAGTTAATAGTTTTAAATATTCTTTTCTTTCTGATTGTGTAGAATCTATATCCGAGTTTCCCGTACTGATTGTTTCGTGTGAATAGTTGAAAACTTCACATGTTAAATTATAGGTGGTTAATTTTCCAAATTGGAAGAAGGGTTGCTTATCTTCAACGAAATTAATTTCAAACAAATATTCCATCATCGGAAAATAGATAAGATCTCCTTCTCGGGGTCTTGTAATATCAGTTTCCTTCGAAGCAATTTCTTGTTCAAATCTAGTTTTTGATAATACTAAATTTATTCTATCGGTTAATTGAATACCAAATTTGCTAACAATATCTCTCTCACCACCAAACTGCTGAACATCACTTAAATACATTTCAATTGGATATCCTTTGGTAAATTTACTACCATGAGTATCCTCTCCAAGAGTTTGATCTAAATTGATATATTGTCTTGGTATATAAACAACATCTCTACCCATTGCTTTGATTGTTTCAATAACAAGGTCGTTCAGGAGAGTTTGTTCTCCGATATATTCTTTAAAGTATGGATTTACTGCCATTTTTAACCCATCATGAAATCAACAGGTAACTCGTAACTTCTAAGAAATTCGTTTTCTATTTCTGCAATTTCTTGAATTGCATCTGCGTATATCTGAGCACCTTTCATAACAATACCGCCAGGCAAAGCAACACCATCATATTTTGCCATATTTGCACCCCATTGTCTTTTAATAAGTGCTGTACTATATTTTTGCAACCATCTATCGTTGTAGATTTCTGTAAATTTTTCTGGATCGAGGGCGGCATATGCTTCTACTATTAAATAAGATCCAGGAGTTATATCAGAAAGAGTACCATCAATATATAAACGATTTGTTACTTTGCTAAATCTGATTGCTTTTTCTGGTTGAAAAAAATCTTGAATTAATTTGATATATTTTTTCGTAGAATCGTATGTTGCCATGCCG